TCCGCCCTCGGCAATGTTGTTGGCCGACATGGTGGGGGTGATCGGGATATTGACCGTATCCCCGTCAGACCGCAGGTCGTTCTCGTAATTGCGGTTGACCAGGTTGCCCATCACCAAATTCCCCATCAAGGCCGGCAATGCTTCACTGGCGATCAGTTTGACGATCGCCTGTCCAGTATTGGCAGACGTAAGTGTAGCCATTTACTTTTCTCCCCTGAAGTTTGAATTGCCAGCCCGCGTTAGCCGACGAAAGGTTTCCGCGAACCGAGGACTACCCCTGCTCTTCCCTTGCCAATTGGGCGAGTCGCCCCACCTCGGCGTAGGCTTGAGCTCTGTCCTCGTCTGACATATTGGGGCCGATACTCTCAAGCTGAATACCGCCCTTGCCCCGGCGCCCCCCGGCGTTATTTCCCGACCCCCCACTGTCGGAGGGTTTCAGGAAAGACGCACCGAGATCGCCTTCGAAGAAGGTCTTGATGTAATCCTCAAGCGGGACCTCTTCACCCTCCGGGCCTCCCACGAGGTTGCCTTCGTCATCAAGCCGCACGTCATCCTGAACGTAGCGGTAGGCCACCTCCCTGTGGCCCTGCCGGAGGGACTGCTTGTCGATCTCTTCGTAGACCGCGTTCTTGCGCTGGGTTTCGGCGCTCTTGCGCTCGGTCACCTCTCGCGCCTCCCGCTCTTCCTGGTTCTGCTTTTTGAGCTTCTCGATTTCCTTCTCGCTCTTGTCGAGCTGCGCGCGGATCTCCGGGGGAATCTTTTTCCCCTCGGGATCTGGGTCTGGATCGTCGGGCGGTTTCTCTAGCGCCGTCTTGAGCTCCTCAAGAGAGGTCGAGAAGGCCGCGATAGCGTCTTCCGACTTCTTGCCCGTTTTTTGCAGATCCTTCCGAAGATTGGCGGCCGTGGCGTTGAGACCTTCCTGAATCAACGTCTTGACCTTCTCCTCGGTTAGAACGTCTTTATCGCCTTCGCCCTCCCCCTCTTTGGAGCCTCCCAGTTGATCAGCCCAGAAGGCCCGCACGGCAAGAATGATCGTGTCGAAAACACTTTGATGGAACATAAACCTCCACACCCGTGATTGGCCGCACGGTTCGGCTCACCCCAGAATTGACGCCCCTGGGTACGGCGGAATGGAAAACCTTAAATACCTTTGGGTGGCCAGGCTGCCTATCGGTTGCTTCGTAGGGGGACGGCCAAGAGCTCCCCAGCCCCGATAAAAATCAGAACTGGCACTACGGAGGTGCCACGCGCGACTCGGGCACGTTGCCCCCTGAAACCTTGTGGGCGGCACAACCCTGGTTTGAATAACAAAGATAGATGCCCGACCACCCAAAACCTTTGAAACGGCGCCGTTACTCCTGCGAGTTTAGGCCCCGCTAAACAATTTCTTTTCCTCAGAAACCCGGGCCTGTTCGGCCTCTTGGCGCTTCTCCTCTTGGTCCGGCCCCGCTTCAATCTCGCCCACAATTTCGTCCATGATCTGCGGCGGGGAATCCGGCAGGGCGCACCGAGACGCCTGCTTCTCAAGCTCTTTCACCAGCCTTGAACTCCGGACGTCCAGTTCCTTGACGCTCCGCAGATTTCCGAAAGGCTCGTTGGCATCACCCTTCTGGAACCGGAACCCCTGGACCGCGTGCTCGACGCCATCGAATTCCATCACGGCATCGACGCCCGCGAGAATGGCGGTCATTTCCTTGACCAGCATGTCGCCAAAGCGCTCCAGAATATTGAGCGCCGGCAGTAGGTCGAATTCCTTGCTGAGCCCCGACTGCGCCGATGGCGTGGCCGCGGTATCCCGGGCCTGGTGCATCAAGTGCACCTGGCGGTAAATCTGGTCTTTCTTGCGGCTCAGCCGCTCCTCGGATGACGCCAGGGCCTGCCCGGTGTGCTCGACGTATTTCAGTTCGCCGTCTTCACCGAGTTCGATGATCGTTGCTTCAGCAACCATCTCCTTCAACTCCCCAGAGCCACTGTGGGCCAGCAGTGCCAGATTGTTCATCAACATCGCCCACGACGTAGAGTTATCGAGGTCGATGTGATCCTTTGCCGTCAAATACGCCCGATCCGCCAGCCACAGGTGTAGGCTTGCCTGCACCCAACGGAGCGGAACGCGCCCCACTGCCGTCATGGCGTGCGGCCCCGACGTTAAGAGCTTGGCTACCTTCTTTTCCTTGGGCCCCTTGGTTTTCTCCCACTCGTAGTGCGCGAAATCGACTTTCGTGTAGATCGTCCAACGGATGATCTCAGCACGCTTCCCCGTGATCACGTTCTGGCTTAGCCGCTCGGTCCGGACGACCACCGCCTCCAGCTCGCCGCGCTCGTCCTGCGCCCAGTTAATCACCTGCCTGGGATCGTATAGAACCAGGTAGGGATCGTTCTCCGGCTTCCGCTGGTCGGCCTTCGACTTGGCATCCACAACCTCTTCCGGCCTGTCGACGAGGACCCACGGCCGCCCGAACTTGACGACAAAATCCACCACGCCACGCCAGAAATCCACGTAGGTCGTGCCTTGCTGGTCGCAGTCTTTCTTGAAGCGGGTGTAAAACGCCAGCCGTTCGGTGTCGATGTCGCCAGTCGCTTCGCCCTTGTCGTTCACATTGCGATGGGTGATTTCCGGCTGATTGGCAAATAAAGCCGCGTTGTACCACGCCGCCGCGGTACCGATGTGGTTCTCTGCCGTGAATCGCTTGACGCGCTCTTGGTAGACGCTTTCGGCTTCCCTGGGGCGCTTGGTGAGGAAGCTGCTAGCCATACGGGCAAGGGCCTGGCCGCCGTCAACGAGGGCCTCGTACTCATCCCACACCCCGGCCAGCGCCCGGTACTCAGGGTGTGGCCTGTCGATGACCTCGACGTCGATTGTCGTTGGAAAAGGCATCCTCAGCCACCCGCACGCTCTACCCGGCCCTCGAGAACTTCAATCTTCGTCTTGTTCTCGACAGTCTGTAGCTCCACTTTCCCCTGCCGATCCGCAATGCGCAGAACGTCTCTCTTGAGATCGTCGACGCTCCGGCGAAGTCCATTCAGGCCGATCTTCACGCCCCCAAAAGCGGCGCCGCCCGCAGCCAACATCGTCGCTGCCCAGGCGATCAAAGCCAGCCACTCGTTACTCATCCCCGCACCCCATGAATCCGCTCATCCCAGGTCACCCGCCAAGCCTTTGCCCGGGCAAACTTTCGCTGTTTCCGGTTGCGCTCGATCTTGCGCTGCCGTCGCTTGAATTGGTCGCGGGTCATGAATTCACTCCGCCAAAGAAAACGCCCCCGAGAGTCCGGGGGCGTAGGTCCTGGAATGCTATTCCAGGAGGGGTTGTGATCAAGCAATGTGCATACTGGAGTACCCTACCCGGGCGCGGATCCCCATCTCTTGCCACAGCATGTAGCCGAAGGCGTCGGATGTGTGCGTTCGCATCCCGTCGCTGTTATCAATGTCATTCAATGTCCGCCCGTTTGGATCAGACTTCCAGGCAATCTGCTCAAGGTCCTTGATCAGCTCTTTGCACTTTCGGTCGAGGAACACCCGGCTGTCGCCCTCTGTGTTGCGGAGGGCCCCGTTTACCGTGTTCACCCTGTCCTTGACAAGCGGATTGCTCGCCGGAACGCGCTTGGTCATCCGGTAGGCATCCCCGTTGTCGCGAAAAAATTGCTCGATGATCTTCCAGCAGCTCGGGCTGGCATGGGCGCGACGTGCTCCAGTGCTGTCCCCAAACAGGTAAACGTTGATCCGCCCGAACTGCCCCCACTTTTCCGTGAGCTTCTCTGTGCGCAGCCTGAACTCTTCACAGGCTTGCTGCACGCTGCTGTTAGGCAGGGCCAGCTCGTCAATCACCCGTATTTCGCCTGCGTCGGTCGGCTGCGCCAATAATGAACACATCGGGTTGACGTTGAAGTCCAGCGACCAGTAAAGTGGCTGCTGCGGATTGTACGGGTAGTCTCCAACTTGGGTGTCCCGATCAAACGCCCAGTACACTTGCCCGGCAAAGACGTTCAGGTACTTCCCAAGAACCTCTTGCTCGTAGAAGCGCTCATCGTATGAGCCTTTCAAGCGGTCGTAGAAATCAGCCGGCAGAGCTACGTTCTCAAACGGCTTCGCAACAACAGCCCCGTAGCCGTCGAGCTTTTCTTCCCCAATGAAGCGACCATACACCCAGTCGAAACCCTTTGGAGTCCAAGCACCAAACCCGCAGAGACGTGAAGCCCGCGGGTGGCGAAGTCTAGCCTCAAGCCTCAACCAAGACTGCTCCTTGCAGTAGCTTGCCTCATCGACCCCAAACCACGCCAGGTTGGTTCCACGCAGCCGCTCTGGGTGTTCCAGTGTTCGGAAAAGAACCTCAGAACCACATTCCGGGAGGCTGATTACGTTTACTGCCTTGTGAAGCTGGTGCGGAATGTTGTTTTCGTCCAGGACCTCAAGGAATATCGCCCGCGTCACATCCCGCAGAAGCGGGTACGTCGGTGCCCCAATCAGACCCGGCAACCCCGGGTTCTCGTAGGCCAGTCTCAGCGCCTCATAGCACAGCGCCTTGGACTTCCCAGAACCAACCGGCCCCGAGAAGCCCTTGAAACGGTCCCCTAGATCGTGGAATTTCTTTTGCGACAGAAACGGGTCGTACTTTAGGTCACCCAGACCCCTCTGACGACGACGGCCCAGCAACGCTGCTAGCGGCATCTTCGCTTCCAGCGTCGCCAGTATCTTGTTCATCTGCAACATATAGGCGCAATAGATCCCGGAGGGATTCTTGGGTGATCTTGACCCCGGCCTCTGCCATGCGCGATGCGTGGCCCAAAAGCGGTGGGGTAACCGCTGTGACCTTGACCGGATGCCCGCCCTGGTCTACCTCTACATCCGTGTGCGGTAGATCCAAAATCTGACCGGTTTTCCGTTTCAGTTTTTTCCCGAGCTGCATGTTTTCCCGAAGGTCGTCAAAAATCTCCCTTACCACCTTTCGGCTTTCTCGCCCGGTCTCTTCCTCAATCGCCCGCTGTTTGATCTGCCCCAGGTGGGCGTCGTAGGCTTTTGCCCGCTCAACCCACTTCCACTTGCGAGACCAGCGCCCCACCAGCGTGGAACTTTTGTGCAACTTCTGCGCTACCGCCCGGATACTCCGCTTGGGGCCAAGATCGAGGTAGGCGGAAAGGGCCTCATAAGCCTGTCGGCTCTCTCCCGAGGTATCGTTTGCATCGTGGGCACCCCGCTCCCAGCTTTTGAGTTTTTCGCACCCCACGCAAAGGTTTCAGACCCCCAGCCTTCAATGCCCATGCCGGGCATTAAAAAAAGTTGAAAATAATTGCCTCTCTGTGTCGATTTCCCTTGACAACAGCCCGTTGCTGTGCTACTATAGAATCATGCTAAGGAACAAAGAAAACAAGGCGCAGCGGATCTACTCAGGAGCCGAGGTCATCGACCCGGTTACCGGCCACAGCGGCCACGTCTCGGACTACTACTCGGCAGGCGGCGCATGGTATGCGTGCATCGTTTCTTCAGAACACCCCAGCGTTACTCGCGAAGTCCAGTACGTCACGCAGCTAGACGGGCGCGGCAAGGCCACGGGTTTCCGGCTTGAGCTGAGTTCATGACCTGCCCCCACTGCCACCAGCCGCTGACCGCGCAGCAAATCAAAAGCCTCGAAGGTCAGCTCCGATCCTCCCAACGGACGACCCACTCGGGCGGCAAGGTCTGGCGCACACACCGGCCCGGTTATTCGCGGTGCCGGTGTGCGAAGTGCAACGCCCGCCGCAAGCTGGCGCTAAGCGAGAGCGGCGCTAGGTATACGATCCCCGAAAAGGAGAAAAGATAATGACCTACCGCCGCTCCAAAGTCCAACGCACCATCATAGACAAGCTCCACG